AATATTAACAGAGCCTTCCATGGTGTCGCCAACTCTGCGCTCCATATATTCATAAGTAGTATTTGTCGTAAAAGAACCAGTTATTGTTTCAGACTTCCAACCTGTGCCTATATAGCCAGGGATAAACTCATCAGGGCTGACCTTAACCTCATCAAAGTAAAGTCTGTTTTCATACCCTGTGCTTGTATCTGTTCTGTGGAAAATTAACCTGTAATTTAAAGAACTTGTTGCATAAAATTTACCTGAAAAATTAATAGAACCATCAACTGTATTGCCAGAACTGTTGTAATAACCAGCTGTTAAATCACCACTGTTTTCATTTTGGATTGCACCTATTAAAGTTGTGTTGTCTATGTCATAAACAAAAACTTTATAATCACCATAAGAAGCCAAATCACTTAATGCGTATTTAAAAGAAACATTTAATTTTTTAGCACCTAAAGCAATCTCTCTGTCTACTTCAAAATCTGTGCTAAGCCCTGTACCTTGATGGTCTACTGCTGTGTTCTGCAACAGATACATAGTGTAGTCGCCCTCTATAAGTTGGCTTGCCCCACTAGTTACGCTGTAAGTGGTGCTTGGAGGTAAGCCCCCTGTGCCATCAACTGGCTCAGAAACAGCCCCATCATCATAAACCGCCCAGTCTGTTACACCACCACTTTCACCATCAGGGTTTAATATGTAGTTTTTCCCTGTACCACTAGAGCCACCAGCCCCAACCTCTGTCTCAACACCAGAATCATTTAATGTATATAATTTGCCATCAGTCTTTGGATAGATTTGCTTAAACCCACTAGCTGGAGTTGCTGGGGTTGATGCTAATTCAGGCATTACTATATCATTAGGTACGGCGTTTATTCGACCAGCACCTTGAATTAAAACAACACCCTGACTGGCATGAGACCTTGTTACTTTAGCAATTGTTTGAATAGCCTCAGCTGTGCCAGAAGGTGCAACATTGGTTAATGTGCCTACTGTTGTGCTTAAAAATAATGCGTCACCTACAGACCATGCTGATGTGTCAAAATCTGTTAAAACACCACCAGCTACAACTTCACCATTTGCATTGTTTAGAATGTCAGACTCAATTAAACCAACAGAAGGGAATAAGCCAGCTGTGTCAGCATCGGCTAATTCTACCTCAACCCTATCTTGACCAGAGTTGTAACCACTTACATAAACAGGTGAGCCTCTTGTTAAGGTGCCACCTGATACATTTCTTACTAATAAATGCGTAACATCAGCATGAATATTATTTGTGTCATCATCTAGGGTTTTATTTGTTAAAGACTGAGTATCAGTTAAGCCAACCACAGCACTTGTAAGCCCTGTTAAGTAACCTAGCTCAGTAGGTGTTATGCTTGAGCTTAAAAGCTCACTACTGGCCCCCAAATAAGGCACAGTAGTTGCTGTTAAGTCAGTAAAGATTGATAAGCCAGTGCCATCAGGGTTAAAATTAATATTTCCATTTGTATCTGTAGAAATAAGACTATTGCCTGATAATTGAAGGTTGCCAACAGACATTGATGTGCCTGTAAAAGTGCCACCTTTAAACTCATCATAATTGCTAACTCTATTTGCAGCAATAGCCACCAATGAGGTTAAAATTATTCCTAAAGCTAGTAATTTCTTTTTCATTTAATTCATTCCCTTGGTTTTCACCCATATATCAACTGAGCCAGCTGTTAATTGGTCTAAATCATCACCTGTTGCCGTGAAGGTTGCAATAATATCTGTGGCTGATGCAAATGCACCTATGTAAATTACACTTACTGTTTCAGAAGCACTTTCTGCTACTGTTGCCATGACATCAAATGCTGAAATTAAAGCATCAGCATCACCAGAGTCACCAACATCAACTGTTAAAGCTGAGACTGAGCCACCAACAAAAGCTGTGCTATGTTTTATAACAACATATTCAATTAAAGTTTTTGACGATAAACTAAGCAATGTCTCAGTATCTGAGGTTGCCGCCGCAGCAATATCAGCATAAGAAACTGTATACTTACTAAGAAGTGTTGAGGTTGCTGAGAAATCCTCAAGTGTAATGTTATCCTCTGTGAATACAGTTACATCTAAAGAGTCTTTTAAAACAAATTTATAAGAACCATCAGCAAAGTAAACACTAGCCTCACCTCTTGAATCTAACACAATTGGGTTAGAGTTTGGAGTGGTTAAAGCTGGGTCTGAGTAGCTTGTTGCTGGGGTTGATGTGCCAGCTGCATAAATATAAAGCAGACCACCGGACAAAGGTACGCCATTAACATCATTAAACTGAGGTTTTACGTTTGGATAAGGTACGCTCATTATTTACCTACCTTTCTTTTTAATTTCTTAACTATATTTTTAAACATTTTGGAGTCTTTTTTAAGTCCTGATGCTTGCATCAAGAGCCTTTTAACTTCTTTGTCTTTGCTGTTTTCTAAAGACTTAAAGCTTTGGTCACCTGTTGATTCTATAACAGAGTTTAGGCCTTTGCTTGCCCACTTAGCTTCACCTTTTTTTGGTTGGCTTGCGGCTAAAGCCCCAGTTATTGGAGCCGCTTTCATCGCTCCTCTGCCAAAACCACCAACGGCCTTCCCTAGTCCCTCCATTAGAGGTGCGCCTAAACCTGGGCCATATTTTTTTGCACCTTTTGACAATAAAAAACCAACACCAGCCATTAAAGCAGCTGTTTCTTTATCTTGACCGCTTGCTAATGAGCCAGCACCAAGAGCCCCTGTGGCTATTTGCTCAGATAAACCAAATATTCTATTTGAGGCATCCCTTGCAACTCTATCCGTTGATATATCTAAAATAGTTGCAGAATTTCCATACTCTTTATTTAGTTTTACAAGTTTTTTAGCGTCCGCACTTCCCACAACATCATCAATAAACTTTACTTGGTCATCAATTTTGTCTTTAATAAATCTCCTTAAATAGTAAAAAGCCTTTTCTTTTATAGGGTCTGGTGACATTGGGTTTCTGCTATAATTTATTACTCTGTCTACAGCACTTTTAATGTCATTAGCTTGTTTAATAGATATATCATCACCAAACTCAGAAACCATTTCATCTAAATATTTGCCCACTTTGCTTATCGCAGCTTCAGCACCCTCTTCCACTTTAATTTTACTTTTAATATAAGAAAGAGCTTCATTTTTACTTGAGCCAGGGTAAAAGCCAACATCATAATACTTGTCTTGCTGCTTTGGAGTTAAATTGTCTATAAAATCAGAATCATCAAGAGTTTTTTTAAGGTTTTTATAAGTATCATCTAACTCTTTCCCTATTTTTTTAATCATTGGCCTAACTTTATTAACAACTGTTTCAACAGTTGAGCCAGGTCTTAAAATTTTCTTTTCTTTTATGAATGTATTTAGGCTGTTTACTTCACCTCTGTGATATATATTTCTGAAATCTTTAAGCATTGTGCCAACGCCTTTAATTCTCAAAGCCTTTGCGTGCTCTTTTAATGCGTGGCCTGCTTTTTCAAAGCCTTTACCTACACCGCCCATTAATCCGCCACCAACAGCCCCATAAGCTATGTTTTGCAGCTTCCCTGGTAAGTCTTCAGCTTTTTGTAAGCCAGCCATTACAGACCCCTCAGCAACGCCCATTGCAGCGGCCTTTGATAAGCCTGTTAACCCTTTTAATGCTTTTGCGCCCTTAAATCCGGCCTTAACACCTTTTGCAACTTTGCTACCAGGAACAATAAACCCAGCTATTTGGCCACCCATTGCCGCAACTGGTGCTTTGGCTTTTGTTGCCTCACCAGTTATTTCTGCTTGTCTTAACCTCTGTTGGTAAGGCTCATCAGGTATGTCTTGACCAGTAAGCATTTCACCTACTTTTTCAAAAGCTGGATAAGTTGCCGCTTGAATTTCTGGCAAATAACCAAATGTAGATGATTCACCATATCCTTGTAGAAAAGCCTCTCCTCTCTCACCAAGGCTTGCGTCTTTCTGTTGAGGTGGTTGAGTCATGTTTTGTTTTATAAAATCAATTTTCTGTTCTCTTGTTGGCTCTTGTGTTGGCCCAGGGCTTTGAGGCAAAGATGCGTCTTGTTGTTGAGTCATTTTCTGTTGAATAAATGCAATCTTTTCCTCTCTGCTTGCCATTATTCACCGCCAGCTTGTTTATACATTTCATCAAGACTCTTATCATCTAAATCTATAAGAGTATTTACATCAAATTGTTGCTTTTTCTTTTTCTTACCAGCAACATCTGTCCCAAATTCAATCATAATATTTTTAGGGTCTAATCCTCTTTGACCTGCTATTCTTTCAAAAATAGAGTCTGCTTTTCTTTGTTGAGAAATTTGAGCCTCATAGAGGCCAGCTGATTGACCTGCAAAATCTTCTAACTGTTCAGGCAATAAAAACCTACCTGTTTCCATTCTTTGCATACCCTGTTTTACAATTGCTGGAATAAAGGTGCCAGAGTTCTCCATTTTGGAGATTGCTGCTCTTGCTCCAGCTGCTGTTTTAAACTCTGATTCCCTTACTACTGAGCTAGGGTCTAACATTTTCATAAAGTTAAAAACCATTGTTAAATCACCAGCTGCTGATGGGTTTTCTTTTGCGTGCCTAATTTTATTATAAGCTACTGAAACGGCCTGTGTTGCTTTTGTGACTGGCAAAGCACTTCTCTCTTTTCTTAGCATATCGACCATTTTAAATTGTTGCTCTTGAGCTTTTGGGTCTTTATAATCAGGGTCACGCTCCATGCCTGTAACTTTTCCTGAGTCGTCCCTAACTGCTCTAAAGCCAGCTTTTCTTCTGTCAAGCATTGCGCCTTGCTGTTTTAATGCTAATCCCTCTTGCCCAGCCTGTTGCTGTTGCATCATTTGCTGTGTTTGCATGGCTTTTTGCGGGTCTATTTTGTAAAGGCCTGATAAATATCTTTCTTGATCAAATTTAGAACCACCACCCACATCAGGAGTCATGCTAGACTCAGCAAGATCTTTTATAGCTTTTTGCTTTTCAAATTCCTGTTGTCTAACTTCTTTTTGTTGCATCATATCGGACATTTGCATTCCACGCTGCATAGACCCTGCAATGTCCGGCATAATCTGTCTAGAATATATTGAACTATCTATTGGCATTTCTTACCCCTCTGCAATTGATGCTAAAAATAATGAAGTTGCTTTTTTCATATTCACAAATTTAAATCCGTCTATTTCTTCAATGATTGTTTTGCCTAGTTTTGTTTTCTCTAAGTCTTGAGCCATTACACCAATAAATTCACCTTCACCTAAATCACTGTTTATGTATTTATAAGCATAAGGTTTAATCGCTGCTCTTAACTCTGCAAGATCTTCTTTATTAACTGGTTTAATGTCTGTTTTTAGTCTTTCATCCGAGGCGTACATAGCATAAGCAGTTGTCCCTTGCCCTATCATATTACTCATTTGATTTCCTTGGGCTATTTGAGCAGCGGCCTGAGCATTTCCCATTGACATTTGGTTGTTAGCCATATTTGTACCGAGTTGCCCAGCTGCTGAAACACCCTGTTGATTTGCACTGCTACCAAGACCAGCTAAGGTTGATAATCTATTCCAAGAATTTCCATACTCTTGAGAAGCATAGTCTTGCCCATATCTATTTAAAGCCTTTAGTTGAGCGCCGCCTAATGAGCCGCCTCTTGCTGAAGCGGCGGCATTTGAGGCGCCCATTCCTTGCTGCATTCTGAATTGATAACCAGGGTCTGCCTCTAGTTGAGCTTGAATGTCACCGCTTTGCATTTGTTCTAAAGCTCCTGTGCCAGCTTCGCGCCAAGGCGCCAAATCTTCTCTTTGTTGTTCGTACATACGCTCTTGTGTAGACTCTGCTCTTGCACTAGCGTCTTCTTGTGATTTAATCCCACGTTTGCTTGCACTGTCTTGAACTACACCACCGATTATTGCACCACCTACTATTGCTGTTGCTACTCCTGACATGATTTACCCCTATTTTGCTCTTTTAGAAGATTAATAGAATCTCTATAATTTATTACTATTTCCTCACCATCACGCCCTGCGTGTTGGCCTTTAATTTCTTTTAAACAAACTAGATTTATATCGCCATTATTATCTTTCATTATGGCGTTTGGTTCTTTTGCATGGTTTGTATACCTACCAGCCATTGTGCGCTTATCCATTAATCTTGCTGGGCAAATAATCTCACCTGCCATTATGGTTTTGGTGGCAAACAAACCTTTACCGTGTATAGGAGACGCGCCTAGCTTACATTTATAGCTACCATGAGGTAAATCTATTAAATCATCTTTGTTTTGTACGTCCTTTTGAACCATTTCCTCTGTTATGCTAAGCTCATCTAATAAGGCTTTATAATCTCTTCTATCAACCTCACGTTTTACTTTTTGCATATTAAAATTCATGTCTTCATTGTCACCGAACACTTCAGATTTTTCTAGGTAATAATCCTCTAATTCTTCTACATTTTTTAAATCAGTTGCGTAAATATTAAGCCATATGACATCTTCATGGACATAGCCTATTTTTCTACCAGGGCTACCAACAAACATCATCGGCGCTTTCAGGGTCTCAACTGTACCATCGTCCTTTAAAATTGTAACTTCACCTTTTAAAAAGACATTCATGTGCTCATGTTTTTGTGAATGACCTATGGCAAAAGCACCTTTTGGGATTTTAACTTCTCTTACATATAAACCAGGACCAAAAGAATGAATAACAGGGCAATAGGCTTGATCTTCTTTAAGCATAACTTTTTCAAGTACGTTTGCCGCCTCTGAAAGTCCCTTTTCTTTAACTAAATCTATAGCATTATTCATTATCTATTCACCTTTGAGTATAAATTATGTTTACCAGCCATTGTCCTGGCTCTATGCCATATTTTACTAATAGACTCAGTGCCAGACTCGTTTGAAGTTGTGTATTGAACTTGCCCAGCTGCTGTTATTGAAAAAACTATATTAGCATTGTCTGGGTTATTTTCTGAAATTGCAAACAAAGACCAGTCTTCACTTGTAGGATTATACACACAACCAAATGAACCAAACTCTGTTAATTCAACAGAGGCAGTTATTCTCTGCACTATGTATTCTACAATTACTCCTGTTGTACCTGATTTGCTGAAAACTAAGTTTTTAATGTCAGCAGCACTTGTTTGAGCATTGACTAAATCAAAAGCTCTTTCTTGACCCATTGGCACTAATAAATCTTGAATATTTAGAAAAAACCATTGCCAAGACCTTACCAAAGACCCATTTGCATCAAGCAAATTATCTTTTATAGGCAGTTTGAATGATTTTAAAATATTAGCCATTAATTAAACCCCTGCCTAACTTTCACATAAGCTGCAATTAGAATTGTCTTTACTGGATCTGTTATTTTAAAGCGTAAAATTCTATCCCTAGCTCTACCTAACCTGCGCCACCTAACTCTTGTGGCATACTCACCAATGCCGCCGGATTGACCACCTGCACTTGTCCAACTCTCATCAGACCATGTGTGACCACCATCATCAGACCAGTCTAACATCACCTGAGGGTCACTACCTTGACCACTCGCCAAGCCCACTCCTGTTTGCATATCCAACCAAAGTTCATCCCAAAACATTTGGTAATTCTCATTACTGTAATGGGGTAAAGTTCTTAATCTTGTAATCGTGTTGCCGTTATCTTCATAAATTGTGTCACTAAATTTATATAAATTGTTAGTTGAATAATCACCCACTAGATGATCTTGAGCATTCTGGTCATAACAATTCGTATCACCTCTATGCCTTTCTAAAACACCTGAATTTGTATAAGCTCTCTCATGCCAAGTGCCTGTTGACATATCAAAGACCCATGTGGCCTCATCAAAATTTAAAACATAAAACTTGTGACCATTTGATTGATAAGTATATGATGTTGCTGTTGAAATATCAGCATAACTGCTTATGGCTTGCTCTATTGGATGCGTGCTTATTTTTTGTGGTTGCATACCACTTGCCATATAAACAACACCCTCACCATCAGAAGACCTGCCTAGCCAGAAAACAACACCCTCTATTTTATTAACACTATTTGCAGCTGCACAACCTATCTCTATAAACCCTGACTGTATTCTCTCAAAAGGAAAATCCGGATTACCTGTGTTTACATAAACCTCTGTTGTTCGCTCACCAAATACCCACAAATCTCTTACGTTTGAAATTATAGACATAATTAAATCTGGGCTACCCTCAGCTTGTGCAAAACTCAAAGCATCAACTGTTAAATCATTTAATGCTGATGTGTAGAAAAAAGGTGTCAGTTTTTTAGACAAAATAAAATAGCCATCAATCCAGTCAATGTGTGAAGCTTCAGAAAAAGCAATGTCAATTACAGTAGACGTGCTATGATACTGCTCACCATCTACTCTAACCCAAAAGCCAGGCTCACTGCTGAAAAATTGAGTTGCATCTTTAAGAAATGGGTTATTAGTAGTCCCATCAAATTGTATAGGGGTATTTCCATCACACATCAGACCTAAAACAGAATATTCAGTTGCTCCTGGTCTACTTGATGATGCTGTAACCCTCCCTGTGCTTGTGCCAAAATTTACCTCTGTAGGGTAAATACTAAGCAGTATCTTGTCATTCTTAATAAAACTCGACTTTGATACTTTTGACACTAAAGTGCCAGGGTCAGAAAAAGAAACATCTGTGTCTGAAACAACATTAGCAATTGAAGTTGCTAGCCTGAAAGAATTTGCTGAGTCTTTAATAACAAAGTATAAAGTAAAAACAGAAATCCCATCAAAGAAGTGGGTTAATCCTGTTGGTAGATCGCACCCATGTGACCCCAAAAATACTCTATCACCGCTTATTAGATTATGACCATCAGGGTAAGAAAAGGTGTTTGTCCCAAAATCAATATCACCTTTCTTTAAGTTTATTCTTATTTCACCTGTGACTTGTAGGAATTTATAAACTCCTGCCCCAGCGTTAGTGATGTCAATGGCCACCCCATTGTAGGCATTCTCTAAAGTTGTGGCTAGTTTGAAATCTTGAGTCGCTACATAAATTAAATAATATTCTTCATCCTCTATAATGCCAGAGGGTGCTGTTCCTGATGTTACTGTGAATTTAACTTTAGCTCCTGTGTACCAATAATCTAAGCTAATGCCTGATGACTTGTGGAAATTGTCTGTTGAGATTGTTATATTCCCAGAGTCTGTACCTATCCAACCTGAATCGACACCACCATTTATAAACTTATCAGCCCACAAAATTGTCTCTTGATCATCATCAGCAGCATATCTATAAAGCTCATCACCGCTGGCTATAAAAATCCTATTATTTGCGTCTCTGTGAATCATCCTAATTGGGCCATTGCCAACTGTTGTTATGGCCTCTAACCCTGGAGTGTTCTTTAAATAACCTTGATTACCACCCTTACCTGTTCCACTCTCAATAGCTTCAGGGTAAAGATTAACGCATCTTTGAGCGTCTACATTCACAGAGTCTAAAGTATAAGCACCATTTACAAAGCCTTCTAATTTCATTTATTGACCTGTTAGCCAGTTAAAAGGTGCGCCATTTAGCATATCTGCAATACCATTATTTGATAAAGGTAGTTTTGTGTTTAACCTCATTATATTGGCCTTAGATTCGTTTGCTATTCTTTGCACTGTTGGGCTTGGCTCAACCCCATACTCACTAGCCACCTCAACAGCAAAGTTGTAGGTGAGCATTCTATTGTAGCCAGGTGGTAAGCTCACAGCTGTTGCTGCTGTTGCAAAACTCTGCACTACTTTCATTGAATTTAAAATAATACTCTGAGCAACACTAGGTATTGGATAAACATTTATGGTTGCTAAAGGGTAACTGTAATCAATATAAATTGATCTAGGAATGTTTGAACTGATGTTTTTTTGGACAATCTTAGCCCACTCATCAAGGGACAAAATGTCCATTCTTAGTTCTATAACTGGATTTGAAGTGTTTAGTTGTATTCTTGCCTTACTGATCTTTAAAGGCCTTGTGGTGTCAAAATCACCACCGGATCCCATTGTGTAAGAAGCTTTTGAAGTTGTTAGCAAAAAGGTCTCTTCATTATCATCAAAAATAAAGACTGACTCATTGGAAAACGACTCAATCATTTCATTTAATGCCGTTAAACCATCAGCTTGCTCAGCACTAGAAGGGTCTGCACCGCTTGCTATAACCCCTAGTTTTCTTAATCCGTTCTCTATTATCTCTGCGGCTGTTGCCATAGATTAAACCCCTTTTACGCTTTTTTTCTACTTACCTTTTTGGCTTTCTTTTTGCGTCTGGGTTTATCCTCTTTTATAGAGTTGTCAGAGACTTTTAAATTATTATCATCTATTTTTGTAGGATTTACAACCTCATCAGGTCTTTTGTCACCCCATTCTTCTAACTTTGCCATGTGTTCTTCATAGTTTTTAACTATCCAATAATTCTCTTTTTCAGGGCTAACTTTACCGCCCTTATAAATCACTTTTGGGTATTGTTTAATCATTCTTTTAATCCTTTTTTATTGTTTTATCTTAGCAAAATAACCACTAAACCAACCTGATACATCAATGTTGTTTGCTGAGCCTAAAGCTCTTATTCTTATATCTGCATTTTTTGGTATAACTACAACTGGATCAAAACTAACCGTGACGCTGTTTGACCCTGCTGTGGCTATTGCTGCAATGGCTACAGTTCTAAAAACCTTACCATACAGCCTAATTTGAATTTGAAGGTCAGCAAGAGGGGTTGAGGCTTTTGTATTAACAGACCCAAAGGCTGAGGTGATTATTAAATACTCTGTTGAGCTTATTGTGGTTGCTGTTTTCTCGCTTTGATTTGTTTGGCCTGCTGATATCATTAAATGCACTTTGGCATCAGTCTGTGGCACCCCAGCAGTTACAGTGTCATCTTCATAAATATAAATTATGCCAGCAAAATCAGTAGAATTGTTATTGTAAACTCTTGATACTCTGGCAAGTGCAGTTGTTAAGGCTGTTTCTGTTTGCCCTACCAATGTGACAGTTTGTCTCACAAAAACAAAATCAGTGCCTACTAGTTTATGACCCTCTACAACTATGCTTTGTGTATCGCCAGCATTTGAGCTTGAAAACTTATCAATGGCATTTGTTGTTGCATAAGTCTCATTATATACGCCCGATGGTAAGGTCATTAATGTAGCGTAAGTAGATGTATTGACCTGTAAAGACCTTCCGAATTTTAAAACAGTTTTAGGGCTTATGACTACTTTATCGCCAAAGTTAGACTCTATTAGGTCTACTGCGTGCTGTATTTTAAAAGGTAAGTCAACCTTGGCAACAGCCTGGCAACTTACAAAAATTAAAGTTGCAATTAAAAATAAATATTTCATTTAATCCTCTTTTGTTAAATGAAAACCCCTCATAAAGAGGGGCCTAGTTTTGTTTATTCAGCCATTAAGCCAAGTGTTTTCAAAGCAAATACAATATCTGATACTGTATAAGCTGATGAACCAACATTTCCTGTGTGAGTTGAATCAACAAGAGCCGCTGTGCTTGAACCAGCTGTAAAGCCAGTAACATTGCCAGCCGCTGCCTGTTGTGCAACTGGTGTTGCTCCATGGAAGCTGATTTTGCTAGTTGCTGATTGTCCTATTCTCTCACCATCAGGGCTTTCTTTTGTTTCTACTAAATTCGATTGTGTATCGTTTTGCATTTTAATATTCCTTTTTTAAATTGTTTATTTACTTTGTGACCCGAAAAGTATCAGGCCACCACTTTGAAGGTATTGTTTAAATTATCCCCAAACTCTATCTGCAAGCTCGCTGTAAACTGTTTTCCAGCCATAAAGCACGTCAATACGGCAAGGGAAAGTGTCATTATTAATGTCATAAGCTCTAACAATTCTTAGTGATAAACCACTCTCGTCATCAGAAGCTCTTGCAGACATATCAACACCACCTGGAAGCTCTAAATCAGCAGTACCTAAAACAAAAGCATCTTTGTGGAATGCTAAGTTTTGTGGGTAAGCTGTTGAGGCAGTTCCCATTACTACAATTGCAGCACCATCAGCTGGTGAAGCATCAACTGTTTGATAAGCTCCACTTGTAACAATAGAAGGGCTAATAGCAATAGTCATGTCACCAGTAGTGTCTGAAATCTGAGCAGTAACAACAAACTGTTGTAATTGACCAGTGCTTTCTCTGCTTTGAGGATTAACCGAGTTAACTCCAACCAAAGTGAAAACATCACCTTGATTTAAAGTAACAGCCCCACTTGACCAACCATCTGTCACTAATGCAGCACCTGTTTGAGAAGCTCCATTAACTAATGGCGTGCCACCGTGAGCACCAACAGTGTGTTGACGTACGTTTTGATCCATCTTACAAGAAAAACCACCAGCAATACCCATAAGGCCTTTTTCATACTGTTCTTTGATTTTTTCTTGAGATTGAAACAAACCTTTTAAAGCATCAGCCATTGAGCCAGAAGCTGCTGGGTTAAAACACATTTGTCTGTCTTCTAATGGAGCCGCAGCGTTTGAAAGCTTAGTACCAGCATCAGTTAAGATTGCAAAAGTGTTTGGAGTTGTACCAGCTGCACCAGTTGATTGATAAACATCTTTGAACAAACTAAGACCATCAAAATCAATCTTATTCGATAAAGAACAAATTGCTGGCTTGATGTATCTAGCTGAAAACTCATTAATATTCAAAGAAAGCTCTTTGCTTGAAAACTGAAATCCAACGTGCTTTTGAGAATCAAGAGTTAACGCTTCAGACTGATCTGAAATGTTTTGAAGCTCTAAAGCTGGGCCATCACTTACAGTGTATCTAACTGGTTTTCTAATATTGATAACACTACCAATTTTAGCACCCTTTTTAGAGAACTGGTCATCATATTGACGGTTAACACCTTTGGCAAAGCCAAGCTCATTTTTTAAGATTCTCAAAGATTCTTTGGTAATCATTGAGATATTTAGTAAAGAATTACTCATTTTTAAAGTCCTATCTGTGGCTATTTATTTCTTAATTGCTCGTTGCGCAGCCTTTCAAAGTCTTTCTGACTTAAATCAGTATCATATACTGACCTTGCTGTGCCTTTTCCCTTGGTGCCAACTTTTTCCAAAGGTCTTTGAGCATTCGTCTTTTTCTTAATTTTAGTTTTTGGTGAAGATGGTTCTTTTGAAAATTCAATTTTAGCCTCAATGCGCCCTAGTGCTCTTTGAATACCAGAATCACTAAGCTGATTTATCCGCTTATATTCTTCAGGATTCTTTGCTAGCTCATACATTAATTCCGGTGCAATTTCAGACTCAATTAGAGCCATTTGCAGTTTTGGAGATACATCGATCCCATCAAGGTCTTTTATCACCTCTTCAAAGTCTTCTGTAACCTCGGCAAATGCTTGCGCTTTTGATTTAAAGTCATCGACCTTCTTTTGAAAAGAAGTTTGCTCTTGTTGTTTTTTAGACTCAGCCTTATCAGCTGCAAGTGCTTTTGTTACTTTATAATCGGTTAGAGCTTGTATGTAGTCGCTATAATCATCAAAATCATCCATATTTGGAGCTTCTGACTTACTAGTGCTTTCTTGTGGTTCTTCTTTCTTCTCTGGAGGTCTGTCCTGGTCAGCTAATCGCCTTCTAAGACTATCAATCTCTGAATCCCTATCAGATACGCGCTTATTGAGTTTATCAATACGCTTTTTAAAACCACTTTTTCTCTTTGGCTTTGCTTCTTTTTCTGGCTCCTCTTCAGACTCATCATCCTCAGATTCTGCCTCATCATCACTTGACTCATCCTCAGATTCTTCAGTCTCTTCAACCTCTTCTTCAGATTCATCTTGAGGGTCTGACTCCTCAGTTTCTTTTTCGTCGCTAGACTCAGATTCTTGTTCTTGGCCCTGCTTAGATTGCTCTAAGGTAGCCTCTTCTGTAACATCTTCTAAGATGCTCTCTGGTGTTTCTACTGTAATTGACATTTTGCCCCTCTACATATTTTTACCCCATGTGACTCATGGGTAAGTTTAATTAATAATTATCTTAATAACCCTCTGGCAATGGATTTGCTGTCATTGTCTGAGGTTGATTGTAATCAAAGTCAATTTGATCTTCTATGATTTCATCAATAGGCTCTAAAGTATCTAAGGTCTTTAATCTCTCTTGTAAGATGTCAATTTGACCCTTTAAAACCTCAACCTCTTTAGTGCCTTGAATCTTCACAACCTCTTTCTTTAAATCAGCTTGTATTTTCATGGTCTCAATGCGCTCTTTTGATTGAATACCAATTGAATCAGTCTTTATAATGTCTTGAGCTTGCATTAGCTCCTGTTTCATTCCCTCTAGTTGTTGAGTGAGTTGAGCTAACACAGCCTTTGCTTGTGGTGGCATTTCATCCTCATCATCCCCAACTATTTCCGGTGGCATTGTCTTCTTAATTCTCTCTGCTATTTCCTTAGCCCCTGGCCAGTCCATATTTTGAACCAATAAATCACCAGCAACCTCAGCAAACTTAGGGTTAGCACCACTCATTTGAATCATTGAGTCTCTTGCCTCTTGACGTTTAGTCTCATAACTAGGGCCCGTGGTGACAACAACATCATATTTTCCAACACTAAAATCATAGGCTCTTTTCTGGCCCTCTAATAGATTCTGTGCACTATTAATAAGCAACCTATCTTGCTTACCATCTAAGCCAAGTGTTCTAATCACTCTCTCTGTGTCATAAATCTTAGGGATAATCTCAACTAAGATTCTGCCACAATGTCTAATTGACTTGGAGAGGTTATCTATTAAGTGAAAATTAGATATTTCAGATTGTACATTTCTTCTCTGTATAGCAATGCCACTTGTTTCATTACTTGCACCACCTAAAGAAGTGTCATAAATGCCTGTGGTTGCCTTTATATCATCATTGGCTAATGCCCTGGCTTGTGTGATAGCCATCACAGGTGGCTCAAATGCTTGCCTCTGTGGTGGTGCTACCATCATGCCCTCATGTGAAGTCGGGGTATATTCTAAATAAGGATAGTTCTTAGTATTAGCTTGCGCCCATGCTTGCTCATGCCCTTTGAACTGACCAGCTGCACCGATGTAAGGTGCCTTTGGTGCCAAAGTAATAGTCTCAGCTTCAGTAGATGCCCAGAAGTTTAAAATCTGTTGTGAGTCCCTAGCGTGCCTTATCACAGACTCCCTAATGATCTCACCATCAATGTTTATTACATCACCATATACTGGGATAATTGGAATATGAGAACCAGGCCACACAGTCTCCTCTAAAATCTCAATAGCATTGATTTTAAGCCATTTTATTGTGCACCTTTGTGACATTCTCTTGTTTTCAACTGTTAAAACCTCTTGTTCTTCAAAAATATCACCATACTCATCTTGATATTCTTGCATTATAAAATACTCGTCGTTTTCATTCTTTTCCGGCAACTCATCTTCAAAGTATTTCTCACCATCAGATAACTCATAGAGCATAATCTTTTTTATGTCTTTGTAGAAATATTCAGCAACTCTTACCTCATCCTCACCAGCCCAGCCCTTGTTGTCAGCCCCTACAATTTCCCAGTCAGAATGCTTTGCAAGCTTGCTTTCACCATAAGCCTCTTTAAACTCAGCTTTGGTCATGGTATCCCAGATAAAACCAAACTTAGAATCAGAACCATCAGGCTTAATGTGGTAAGGGTCTAATGTTACCTTAAAAGGGTTATCAATCATATCAATGCGTACTTCTTGCTCAAAAGAACTGTCACCAACATAGTCAGTGATAACCCTGAAGTAACCAAATGAAGCTGATGCCGCACCCTCAAAGGCCTTATCATAAGCATACTCAGCATCACTTACATTCTCAATATTTCTAATTAATCCTTGTAATACCTCAGCAGTTTCAATATCAGCATAATCATCAACTGGATTTACATCTATTGCTGGTCTGTTTTGTTTCTGGTCATTAGATACTTTTCTAATGAACTGAGGCATTTTGTTAATAGTTAAGCAAGGTCTGTTGTCTTGATTCCTGGTATTTCTAATGTCATCGGGCCAATGGTCACCCTTTCTAAACTTGAGATCTGTCTTGGCCTCTTTGTTGATGTTAACATTGGCCTCTTCACAAAGCTTAAATCTCTCTAAAGCCTCTTGGTGAATCTTGTCTTTTGCACTTAATTTTGAGTCGTTGTCTGTCATGTTGCGATTACCTTATGTAAATTTTATATTGTCAATATGTTATTTAACCAAGCCACCCACTATTGTGACCATAATTGTAGTTTTTCTGCTCTATTAGTTTTTCAACCTTTTCAGGAAATGCCACCCCTAGCTTCTTATCTGTGATTCTAGCTATGCAATCTAACATATCATCATGCACACAGACTGGGAATGATAAATACTCATCATCAATAAACGCTTTCACAAGATCAATTCTTTGATTCTCGTATGTCACATAGCTTAACATCTTTGGTAAATAAAATCTGGATTGCTCAAAAATTGGGATTAAAGTCCTTATTCTGTCTTCTTTGGCAATGTTGCCACCAAGAGGAGTTATGCCAAATCTATAGTTCTGCTTTTCCATGACATATTTCATGTGCTCAATGTCCGATTGCATACCATACTTCTCATAGCCTACCTTTAAAGGCTTATACTCTCTGTGAAGCTCAAACAACTTATCAGCCCTTTGGGTTAGATTCATTCTCTCTCTAACCATATCAATTAAGTAATAGTTCTCATCAGGGCCTAGTCCAATTATCACCATGACTGTGTAATCACTGGTCTTTTTCTTCTCACCAGCTGGGTCTATTAATAAATAGTAGTTAAAATCTTTATGGTTTACATTCTGATAAAAATGCAACCACTCTTCTCTAAATCCCATGGCTTTATCTGCAATTGGATCTTGAAGCATTTGAGTACCAAAAGTATAAGGCCCCATATCTCTGCGCTTTTCTTTCAAATCCTCATCACTTAGAAATACCGACTTACCGTCAACCTTGCCATTGTCTGTTGCTGGGTAGATTCTAGGAATAACTGAGTCCCTATCCATAATGGTGCGATAACTGTCATTAACATGATATCTAGTGCCAATGAAGCGTCTTACACCACCTTTGGCCCCTAAGTTGTAGCTTAATTCTAAAGCCCCTGTGACCTTCTTAATCTGGTCTGGAGTGGTTACAGATTCCCTTGTCACAACATCATCATAAACCAAAACGCTAAAGTGCTTAGATGTTGGCTGACCATCAACTAAACCATGCGCCTCAATAGTACACTCCTTTGGGTTTGTCTTACGCTTTACAATAATGCCAGAGTCTAAAGACCATTTTGGTGATTCACTGTGGGGTTTATCATACAAAATTTCAGGGAATAAGCCCTTTAAATAGGTGTTTGTTTCAAGTTCCCTTTTGATTTGATCTAGAAAGCCCTTAGCAATAGGTCTTGTGTGGCTAAAGATGCCTATAGTTACATCAGGGTTGCATAGGATATCTTGAATAGACTTAGCGAAGGTGATTATGGTTGATTTATAATGCTCTCTTGCCCACAGGTCTAAATAACCATCAGGATTAGCCTCAACCTCTCTGCATCGGTCATATAGCCATTCACTGTCTACATCTTTTCTCTTAAAGGCTATTGTAAGTAAATAGAATAAATCCTTTTTACAAAGCTCCTTTTGAGACTTTAAGTCATTGTCTAATAAAACCTGTTTATAAAGCTTGTTTGACTTCTCTCTGCTTAAATTCTGACATACCACTTATATTAATCCTCTAAAAGCTTAATTCTGTCTTCTAAATCAGTCTGCTCAACATTTACTGTGACTGCCACAATGTCTCTTTCAGATTCCATTTTCTCACGCCATCTTTTTGGTTGCCTATTTTTAAGCCAGAAAATCATTGATGCTGTGTCAGGAGGATATTGCTTAATTGTGTCATGAGTGATGATTTGACCTTCACTACAAAACACTTTTTCTTCTTTATGAGAATATCCAGAGGCCTTTTGAAACAAGGTTGCCTCTATCAATTTGTCCGGTAAGTCCTTGATATCATTTATGGTGCGTAAAAACTCAGCATCTTTTGCTTTCCAAAAATCAAGTGTTCTTCTGTGTACACCTATGCAGTCAGCAACTTGTTGATTTGTTTTACCCTCTTTATATAGGTTTATGATAACGTGCTTAATCTGCTCATTAAATGTGCTAGGCCGACCTATTGTTTGTGCTGCCTGTATTTTCTTAACTGCCTTTTTTTTCTTTTTGGCTTTATTCTTAGTGGCTTTCTTGGTGGCTTTCTTTTTACTTTGCATTGCTCGCCCTTCTTTGCTTCTTAGCTCTCTTGGCTAAATATCGGCGTCTTTGCTGCCTGGTTAGCCAAACAAACTCACCTCTTTCATCAGTGAAGATTGCTGGGTGTCTCATTCCATTATTTCTTTTAGCATAATCTGTGATTTCAATTGCGTGCTTTTCTGCAAACGCTGTGTTTTTATGCTCAATTTCTGATTTCTTCTCTTTAGCTCTGTCCATTTTATAGCCTTATTTCTCTTTGTGGTTTTTTTCAGCATCAGTCAATAACTCTCTGCCAACCACAATCTCTCTTGGTGCTGATACTCTTAAAGCAATCTGGTCTTTACCTTTGTTTTTGAAGTATTTTATTCTGATGTTATCGCCTATAATTAAAGCATTTTCATTTTTAGTTAAGTTTATAATTACATTCCCTATTTTGGTGCTCATTTAATCGTTCTCTCCACAGTGAGCACCGCTGGGATCGAATGGAGATAGGAAATTTGAGCAAAACCACTTGCTGATAGAGGCTCTCCAATTATTGTCATTGATGTGGTAGCTTAGCCTATCTGTGAAAAGAAGTCTGTCAAATTGAGGCAACTCTAAAAAAAGGATTGCTCCTATGGTTAAATTGAATGAAACGTCAATCACTAAGCCAACAGCAATCATGGGGTAAGCAAATACCTTGGCTGTGGTTGTTAGTTTTGCTCTATTGCGTTTTAAATTCATTACACTTAAATATAAAACCCAAAATTGAGTTAAGCCTACAAAAATGGCTAATGCAATAATCATGTGAAAGCCCCCGATATTTATTTCCATTATAATACTATAAAAATCAACTATTTACTTGTTCTCTGAAGGATTCTATACAAAGGCCGTAAGAGTACAGTTTTCTGTAAAGCGTGGCTCTTGATACTCCTAATTTTTCTGAGCTTAGTTTTACATTGCCCATGTAATATTGTAAACAGTTCACTATTGCGTTTTTTTCAACAACTATAAGGTTAAATTCATTTCTACTTAATTTATTTCTAATCATGCTTTATTAAATACCATGTTGCTTTTTATTTCACAAGCTGTGCGTTTTCTGCTTTACATTGCATCACAAGTGTTTTAATTTGAGTCACTGGATTTTTAACAAAGGAGCTACATTGGTTAAAAAAGTCTTAGACACAAATAAAGAATATCATTCTGTAAAATTACTTGGCACATCGGCCTTAGTATCAGGATACAACTCAAAAACAGGAGAGATTAACTTAGCTAAGGTTAATGCTTATTTTAAAGGCATGACTGAAATCTCTACTCAATTAAAAAAGACCTTTGATTTTGGGTCAGTTCAACACTCAGCTATATTAGAACAAGATTTAAGCGAGTTAATGGTTTTACCTGAATTTAAAGGCGTGCCAGCTTTAACTAAAAGAGAGCAAATACTAAAGTGGGAAAAAGATAATCCAGGTGCTCAAGTGCCTGATTTTAGCCCTATTAAGGCTGTGACTATTAAGTCACAAGTTGAGGGTTTTAAGGATGAAAACCCAGCTGTGTATTACTTGAAACAAAAAGAATATGACTTGATTACAGGGGCTTTTGAGGTTTTTTCGAGTCATAGTGAAGCTAGTCAAATGGTCTCTAACTCACTAGATGTTGAAGCTTCTTTTTATGATTATGACAATGGAGTGAAGTGTAGGCCTGATTTATTAGGTGAGACTGATGATGGTGAGACTTTTTTGTGCAACTACAAAACAATCCTAGATCTAGACCAGTGCAACTCACATATTTATCATTTGAAATATGACATAAGGGCAATGTCTGAGCTTGCTATTGTGGAAAAGTATCTTGAAAGACCTGTTGAGCATTATTACTTTTTATTTCAAGAAAAAAAACCACCTTTTTCAATGAGGTGTATTGAAATTGGGAATATTGATAAGGAAATTGCTTATGATGAGTACCTTAAAACTAGAAACACGGTTTTAATGGCAATTAAGGATGATTTCTATCCTCAACCTACATTTAAAATTGAAACAAGCCAAGTTTATAGAGCACCAAAAATGGAGACTTTCTAATGAATAACGAATTAATAACATTTGCTGATGATAAACTGAGCATAATCAAAAACTCAGTTGCTAAGACTTTAACAGACAATGAGTTTTCTTTTTACATTGAAGCTGCAAAATCAAGAGGTTTAGACCCTCTTCTGGGTCAGATTCATGCTGTTAAAAGAAAAGACAAAAATGGTAAGTATGTGGTCACTCTACAGGTTGGAATAGATGGTTTCAGGCTAATAGCTCACAGGTCTGGGGTTTATGCTGGGCAAGATGAAACAACCTTTGAGTATGGGTCTAAATTTCCTGACAAGGCTAAGGTGACTGTTTACAAGATTGTAAAAGGAATCAGGGTGTCTTTTGTTGCAACTGCAAAGTGGGCAGAATATTACCCTGGTGAGAAAATGGGCTTTATGTGGCGCAAGTTACCAGAAACAATGCTTGAAAAGTGTGCTGAGGCTAAGGCCCTTAGAAAAGCTTTCTCTAGTGAGTTGTCTGGCTTATATACAGATGAAGAAATGGAGCAATCAGAAATCAAAGATGTAACCCCTCAGCAAACTGCCTTTCTGCCTAATAAATCAAATAAAAATGATTCTTTAGTACAGGCTTTCATGGGGTTGTCTGTTTCAAAGTCTGATATTTTAAATAAGTGTAAGATTGCTGATTTAGATGACCTTTCTGGAACTGATGTTAATAGTTTGAGGGAAATCTATACTCAAATTAAGTCCGGTGAAGCTAGCAAAGATGAGTATTTTAAAATAGAAAATGAGGTTAACCAAGATGAAAAAGGATGATTTACTAAAAGAATTGATATCTTTGATTAAAAAAACAACTGACTTAGATGAGAAGGTTAGCTTAATTAATGAGCTTAAAAAGACAATTCATAAACATAGCCCTTTTAAGAAAGAGCCTGTTGACTGTGTGGTATGGGTTAAGGCTGATAATATTGAGGCTAATGACTACAATCCAAATGCCGTGGCCCCAACTGAAATGAAGCTTTTAGAGCACTCAATTAGAGAAGATGGTTATACTCAGCCTGTTGTTTCATGGGAAAAAGAAGACTCCTTTGAGGTTGTTGATGGTTTTCATAGAACTAGAGTTGGAAAAGAATCAAAGGTCGTATCTAAAAGAATAAATGGTTATTTGCCTCTTGTTGTTATAAATTCAAGCAGAACTAAAAAACAAGATCGTATTGCCTCTACAATCAGGCACAACAGGGCCAGGGGTAAGCATAAGGTCGATGCTATGTCTGAGATTGTTGTTGATCTTAAGAAAAGAAATTGGAGTGATAAGAAAATTGCTAATGAACTAGGCATGGATGCTGATGAGGTGTTGAGGCTTGCCCAGATATCAGGGCTTGCTGAAATGTTTTCGGATAAAGAATTTTCAAAGTCATGGATAGTTGACTCAATAAATGAATCGGACTCATTAACTGATAATGTTGAGGTTAGTCAATGAATATAGAACGTAAATTTCATAATTATAAAAATTGGGAATGTTTTGGACAAGGTATGTATGAGACTACTTGCTTTATGGATAAATATGCGATGATTAACGACTGTGAGCTATTGTTATCATGCCCAGAGTGGTTGTGGGAATCTATGACCTTTGTCACTCATCACTGGTTAACCTCTTCAGAACAACACCTAACAAATATGTCTAGAAACAGAAAGGCCTTCTTAGGGCAAGCAGCTTGTTGTTTTTCTCATGGAGCACCTGAATATCTAACAAAATTAGCTTGGTTTAATCTTGATGAGAAGACTCAAAAAAAAGCAAATGAAGTAGCTTCTGAGGTTATAAAAGACTGGGAAGAGAAATACTTGATGGGATACTTTGATGCCTAAAGTTTATTCTGATGTAAATGTCTATGATGCTGCAAAGGATAGGATTTCAAAAACATTTGATGACTTTGAAAGAATCTATGTGAGCTTTAGTGCTGGTAAAGATAGTTCTGTAATGCTTCACATGGTGGCTGATGAGGCTAAGAAACGTGGCCGTAAAATTGGATTAATGCTAATCGACCTAGAGGCTCAATATAAATTCACAATACACCATGCAACAGAAATGTTTGAAAAATACAAAGACATAATTGAGCCTTTTTGGGTCACTCTGCCAATAACACTAAGAAATGCCGTGTCTGTTTATGAGCCTAAGTGGACTTGTTGGGATAAAACTAAAAGAGATATTTGGGTCAGAGAATGGCCTGAAATATCAATAAAAGACCCTGAGTTTTTTCCTTTCTTTAAGCATGACATGGAGTTTGAAGAGTTTGTTCCATTGTTTGGTGAGTGGTATTCTCAAGGAAAGTCTTGTGCTTGTTTTGTTGGCATAAGAAGTGATGAGTCTTTGAACAGATACAGAACAATAGCCAGCACAAAGAAAATTAGACATAAAAACTTTGGTTGGACTTCAAAAGTCACAGACCATTGTTATAATGTCTATCCTATCTATGATTTTAAAACTGCTGATATTTGGATTTATCACTATAAAAATCCAACAAAGCCTCATAATGAGCTTTATGATTATATGCACAAAGCTGGTTTAACCATAAATCAAATGAGAATTTGCCAGCCTTATGGGGATGACCAGAGAAGGGGCTTATGGTTGTTCCATATTATAGAGCCTGAAACGTGGGCAAAAGTTGTTGCAAGAGTTAATGGTGCAAATAGTGGGGCTTTATATAATCAGGAGTGGGGCAACATAAACGGCTATAGGAAGGTTACAAAGCCTAATGGTCACACCTGGGAGTCTTTCTCTCAGTTGTTGATTGAGTCTATGCCTGATGTGACTAAAGAGCATTTTAAGGTAAAGATCTTTGTTTTTGCTAATTGGTGGAAAGATCGGGGTTATCCTGAAGGTATCCCTGATGAGGCCGACTATGCTCTTGAGGTTAAAAAACTAGCACCCTCATGGAGAAGAGTCTGTAAATCACTTCTTAGAAATGATTATTGGTGTAAAGGTTTAAGTTTTACTCAGCACAAAACTACAGCCTATAAAAACTATATGAAGTTAATAAAAAAGAAAATGGAAAAAGAGGAGTTTGAGAGAACTGCGCAACAAGAATTTAAAGGGGTAAAACAATGAGTGAAAGAGAAGATAATTTAGCTGCCATAACTGGCTTATGGAAACGCACAGACAAAAATGGTGAAGAGTATTTTTGCGGCAACTTTGGAGAGTGTGACGTATTTGTATTCAAAACCAAGAAATCTAAAGATAATCACCCAGATTATATGCTTAAATTTGGTAAGAAGCTTAAAAAAGAGCCAAAGGAAAGTGAAAAAGGCTTTGAGGGAATGGTGCCTTTCTAACTAATTGTTTATGTTTTAAAAAGGGTCATATTAAACAGTGTTGTTAATTTATTGAAATACAGGGTTGCAAGCTTAGGAGTGAATGGCCGCCTAAGTTTGTGATTCACTTTGAGTAATATGTATACAAAAACTAAAAGAATAGAAAATAAAAAGCTTCTAAAAGAAATCAGGGAAAAAGAAAACTGTTTAATTTGTGGTGCTCCTAACCCTGACCCTCACCATTTAATCTCAAAAGGGGCTGGTGGTGATGACTCCTTGAGCAATTTAGTCCCATTATGCCCGATTCACCATTATGAAATACATTTAATAGGCAAATTAAGCTTTGCAAAAAAACATGAGTCGTTTCAAAATTGGCTTGATGAGATTTAACAGAAAAAAAGGCCATAAGTATAAAGCTAAAAAAGCCATAGTTGATGGTATTAATTTTGACTCTAAACTAGAATCTCAAGTCTACTTGCTGCTTAAAGCTGACTCAAATATCAAATCAATAGACCTTCAATCTAAGGTTTATTTAACTGAAGCTAAAATATTAGCCAAAATAGACTTTAAAATTGAGTTACAAGATGGGTCTGTAAGGTATGTTGAGGCTAAAGGCATGGCAACACCTGTATGGAACTTAAAGAAACGGCTATGGCGCAAGTATGGCCCTAGTACACTAGAAATATGGGGTGGCTCTTACACAAGCCCTGGTCTAGTTGATACTGTTTTAGTTGATTAATATTCTACTGTGGTTACAATTTATTAAAGATTTTAAATCAGGGATGAATTATATCTTCAGGTGGTGTTTATGCACCGCCCTTTTTTTGTGCTTTTTCTAAAGCTTCCTTCACTGAACTAACACCATTTTCTTCTAAGTAATTCTTTAAGCCATTTGAATCAAAGTCTGAAGGTTGCTTATTGTAATTAGGCACATAACCAGGGCCTCTTTTCTTCTCAACAGACTTTTCAACAAAGTCATCAACTGAAAACATTGAGCCGTTTATACACTTGGCTTTTAATAGATATTTTACTGTGTTCTTTATATGATTATTATCTAACTGCTTAACTTTTAACCAAGCTTCATTTAATAAGTCACTGTCTATTTTATCATCACCATATTTTCTTATTAACTTATCACATTCAGTTTTAAATATTTCTATTTCCATTGTTTAATTATAGAGCACTTGTTTTGCTTTGCAATAGATTTTGACACCTTGTGTTTCTTTTCCCTAATTTTCTCGAAGTACTCTCTAACTCTCTTTTTTCTCAAAAATTCTGCCTTTTCAGGATTCTCTTTAATCCATTCTTTTCTTTTGCAGACTCTAAACTTTAGCTTTGCACTGTAGCTTATTTCGTCTCTAGGCCTGCCTGTTGTCTCGGAATCTCTTAAATATCTCATTTAAACTCCTCTTTTCTTACTTTAAACCTTTTGTAATTATTCAGGTTTAGACAAAGCTATCCCCTCTTTAGGTCTATAAAAATGCCAGTTTTGACAATTATAAACAATCGTAAGGGTTAGGCAGTTGACCTTTTTCTTAATGAGTTTAAGGCTCCTCATTATTTACCTCAGTCTTTAGCAACTTGGGCTATTTGCTTGCTTACTATCCTAATAAGTTTAGGCAACCACTACTAAGTTATTCAGTACTCAGTGTAAAGAATCCCCTTGTGAAATGGCTAATGGGTCATGCGTCGGATCTGGACACCATTAAGAGCTTTCACAAAACCCTCTCCGATACTGTTTTTATATTTTGGTTGCACTACAGAAAGAAAATAGATATATTTCCTCTTGTAGTCTCAACAACTCAATCATTACAAAAAGCCTTTGTTAAAAGCAAGGGCTTTTTTCTTTTTGGCTAGGTGCTTTATTTTAGTTGCTTTTTTAATTTGCACTTCTTATTATATGAACATCAAACAAACTCCAGTAAAATCTTCTTTGTTAGGCTCTGAGTAATCAGGGCCTTCTTTTTACTTTACATCATAAAAATTATATGTTTTATCTTGATACACAAAGAAAAGGGGATTTATGGATATTATTTGTGTAGACGCTAATCTTAAACTTGATAAAAAACCTAGCAGACCTACTTATGACCCATTAGGGAAATTATGGGACGTAAGCCACCACTACAAAACAAACACTGTTAAAACTGACAAAATTCAAAATATAGAGGTTGGGATTAGACTAGCTGAAACGCCAACAAGAATAACAACAGAAGATGCTCATATAACCTGTGACCCTTTGGCTACAGAGTTTAAACAAGACATTGTATACAATAACGGTAAGTTTGTTGATTTATTCACCATGCCTCAAGGTAGGCATTATTTTAAAGTGTTTAATGATGACATTGAATATTTAGGTGAAGACAAGAAAAAAATGGCAAAATGTCACTGGTGTAGCAATGAGGTTGAAAGTGAAGTCAATTTACCATGGTTTGAAGACAGAGAAAGAGAAGAAACAGATCTTTTTGATTGTGGCTGTAGAGGCTTCGATTAATGTCTGAGCCTATACTGAGCATATTTGAACTAAAGGAAGGTTATTTATACAAGAGGCATAAAGCCTTTTACAACCTTCAAAAAGCTTTCTTTAGGTTAAGAGAAAATACTTTATATCAATGGAACAATGAAAATAAACAATGGTCTGTAAACTGTAAAACAAGGGTAAATGCTAAATTCAAAATGTACTCAAAGGATTCAACTCATGTCAAAAATAAATGAATGGCTTAATAAGCCTGTTAATACTTTTTTTTTGCTAGTTTTATTATATTTAATATTAATGTTTTATACTGGGTGCACACAATTTATAGGGGATACAGTCATCCCTGATTTAGTTAATTTAATAAAGGCTGACTGATGTTAGGGGCTTAAATTTGGAATCCCTTTTTCAGATTGTGAAGCTTAGTTTTTAACAGAAGGTACTATGACAGATAAAGAAAAACTAAATCATTGCTGTAAAGATGTTTGTTCTGGCTGGCAAGATGGCTATGAGAAGGGTTTTGAGCAAGGAATTGAAATGGAAAATATAATTTGGTTTTGGAAAGAGAGTAAATCCTTCATGGGTTATGAAAAAAGAAACCTAAGAGGGGAACTAAATTATTGGCTTTGTTTTCCTGGGGCTTTATATAAATATCTAAAAATGATGAGAAAATATTCACGCAAAACCAAAACAAATTAACAGAGGGATTGATATGGCAGATAGGGTTGAATTCGATCAGCAAGCATTAAATAGGGCTTTAGTTGATGACATTTCAGATAATAGAAAAATGATTAAACGAGACCAGCAAGCTATTTTGTTTTTAATGATTTAACAGAAGGTTTTATATGAATAAATTAGTCTTGGATCCTTGTTGCTCAGCCAGAGGTTTTTGGTTTGATAAAAAAGACAACAGAGTGGCTTTTTGCGACAAAAGGCAAGGTGAACGAGTTGTAGATGTTGGAACTCTAGGAACAAAAGGAAGAAGCCCAATTGTTGTGGATCCTGATATGATACACGATTTCCGTAAAATGTCTTTCGCAGACAATAGCTTTTATCATGTGGTTTTTGATCCCCCTCACTTTTACAAAGGTGCTGGGAAAACTGGCCGACTTGCTTTTTCTTATGGCTTATTAGATGAAACGTGGAGGGATGACCTAAAACAAGGGTTTAGTGAGTGTTTTAGGGTATTAAAACCTTTTGGAACATTGGTGTTTAAATACTAACTCCGTATAAGCCTTTATACGGACACAAGACGGGTAAAAAGGCTAAAACTCATTGGGTAGCTTTCATCAAAGATGCATAATGTTCACACTTAACCAAAACTAATTAACAGTAGAGGTATGTAAAAATGACATTTAAAGAATGGGATAAACAGTTTACTGCGTATAAGTGGAGCGAAGACCGAACACTAATAGGCGAGATATACTTTTTTATTTTAGCTAAATGGTTTGTAAAGAATTAATATGAAAAACTACAAAACTAGAGTTTGTACTATTTGCCAAGGTATTATTGACGATAATGGTAAATGTGACTGTAATTAATAACGGCTTTTTAACATTTAACCGCTTCGATTGAAGCACTTACAAAGGAAAATAATATATCCAGTCAGAGGTTTTGTGACTTTAGTTAATGATGACGATACGCCACACTATTTTATGATAGGTGACGATGCTATGCTAGATTCTTTTCAGGTTTAGTAGCCAGTTTTTAACAAAGTGAGTGATAAAGTATGAAAAAATTATCTAGAAATGAGGCTAAAAGAATTAAAGAGATGGGCGATATGGCGATGTTTGTAGCTAGAAAAGATGGGAATACTAGATTTTGTGGTTATTGTAAAAAAGAGTCAATTACCTATAGTCATCCTAGCAAGTTTAAATGTCAGCATTGTATTAACAAAAGGATTGATAAATAAGGAAAATATTATATGGAAAAAGAACTAGACCATCCATGCAAAGGTACTTGCTCAGGCTGGTCAATGGGGTATTTAAAAGGAGCTAAAGCAAGTAAAGAAGATCTTGAA